TGGCAAGCAATTACCAGCAATGAAAAAAAAAGGGCTCTGTATGTGTGGCATCGAAGGGCTGGCAAGGATTTAATTGCTTTGAATATCATTATGTTTCAGGCTGTTTTTAATCAAGTCGGCACATACTGGCATATATTTCCGAGCTACGCGCAAGGCAAAAAGGCAATATGGCAAGAGACTGATGCGAGCGGGAGAAAATATCTTGATTACTTTCCTGACGAGCTAATTGCAAGAAAAAACGAAAAAGATTTAACAATTACATTTAAAAATGGCTCAATATATCAAATTGTAGGCTCAGATAACCCCGATTCATTGAGGGGAGCGGGTATTAAAGGGGCTGTATTCTCAGAATATGCAGAGCAAGATGTGAGAGCGTGGGAGACAATAGAGCCAATGTTATTAGCAACCAATGGCTGGGCGATATTTAATTTTACCCCGAAAGGTCAAAATCATAGTTACGAATTATATAAAATGGCAAAATTATCTAAAAACTGGCATTGCGAGATAAAAACAGCTGAAGAAACGGGAGTCTTTACAAAAGAGCAATTAGAACAGGTCAAAGAAGAAGCGATCGCGAAAGGAAAAACATTAGATTACTTCAATCAAGAATATATGTGTAGCTTTACAAACCCGATTGAAGGGGCTTATTATTCTTCAATCATTAAGCAACTAGAAGATAAAAAGCAAATAACTAATGTACCTCACGAACCTAATTTACCAGTTCAGACTTGGTGGGATTTGGGGGTTAGGGATTCTACTGCGATTTGGTTTACTCAACAAATTGGCAAAGAAATAAGGGTTATTGATTACTTGGAAAACTCAGGGGTTGGGCTTGTTGAATATATAAGAGAAGTTAAAAACAAAAATTATATCTATGAATCGCACAATGCACCGCACGATATAGTTGTTAGAGAATTCACAAGTGGAAGGGCTAGAATAGACACGGCTAGAGAATTAGGGATTAACTTTAATATTGTTCCTAAGCTTTCACAGTCCGAAGGAATTGACGCAGTTAGAATTATTCTAAATAAGTGCTGGTTTGATGAAACAAAATGCAAAAAGGGGCTGATTGCTCTCAACAACTACAAAAAAGAATTTGACATTAAAAGAAATTGCTTTTATGATACTCCATTACACGATTGGTCCAGCAATGGAGCAGACGCTTTTAGATATTTAGCTGTTGGTTATCAAGATATGATTGACAAACAACAGCGACAAACTCATTATGATTATCAACAAACATATTATTAATTTATGGGATTCGGAAGTTTTTTAAAAAAATTACCCTTGGTGAAAGCAGTGAAAGCAGTTTCCTCTGGCAATATAGGGGATTTAACGGATACATTTTCTTTTAGAGAGTCTAGTCCGTCCAGTAGATTAAAAGCTAGTCAACAAGCTAGTCAACAAGATCAGTTAATTAAGCAAGACCAGCAGGCACAAATTACACAATTAGCACAACAAAAAGCAATCGCTAGTGAATCCGCAAGACTACAAGAGGAGGAGGCAAGAAAAAGAACTTTATTCGCTGGAACAGCTCTAGGAGAGACCTCTGAAAGAAAAAAACTACTAGGTTTATAATGGAAGAAAAAGTCGCAAAATTATTAAAAAATGCAGAAAGCTTAGAGGGTAGTAAATCTAACTTTTTATCATTATTTCAAGATATATCCGATATATTTAGACCAGTTAAAAGTGATATAACTTCTAAAAAAACCGCAGGAGATAAATCTGTATTTGATTATATTTTTGACTCTTACCCAATTCTTGCAGTTGAGACCTTTGCAAGTATTTTAAGCGGTGTTTTAACAAATAAATCAAGTCGTTGGTTTGAGATTAAAGCTGTAGATGATGAGATAAACGAAAATCAAGAAGTTAGCGAGTGGTTAAGTAAATCCACAGATGGAATGTGGGCTAAAATGTATAACTCTCAATCAAGATTCGAGCAATCAATTCTTGAGGCTTTCAAAGATATTGCAAGTTTTGGCACTGCAGCAACAATGACAGAAGAGGGAAGGGATTTTGATTTAAATTACATTACTCATCATATTAAAAACTATTTAATATCTGAAAATCAAGAAGGCAAAATTGATAGTGTAGTTATTAAAGCAGATTTTACTGCAATGCAGGCAATGCAAAAATGGGGAGATAATAACCATAAAGCTATAAAAGAAATTGCTAAAAATAGACCTCACGAAAAATTTTCATTTCAATTACATATTTACCCGAGAGAAAATAGAGATTTAAACAAAATTGATATTGCAAACAAAAAGTTTGAAGGTGTCTGGTTAGATGTTGCTAATAAAATGATTGTAGAAGAGTTAGGCTGGGATTCTTTCCCGCTTGCTGTTGGTAGATCTGAAAAATCAACTGATGAACTTTACGGCACTTCAAGAGCGATGATTGCTTTACCCGATGCAAGGCAATTAAACATTATGCAAAAACAATATAACGAGTCGGTAGAACTGACTTTAAAACCTCCGATGATTGTTAATGCTGATTTCGATGGTAGAATTAATTTATCACCGATGGCTTTAAACAAAGCTAAAAGCAATAGCATGTCTTCAGGAAGATCTGCGATTGAGCCAATTAAACTAATAGGGCAGTTAAACTATACTTTAGAATTAATTCAGGAGAAAAAGAAATCTATTCAAGAAATATTCTTTCTTGATAAACTTAAAATCTTTGATAATCCCAATGCTACAGCAACTCAAGTATTAGAATTAAGGGCTGAAGGTTTTAGAATTATGTCCTCGGTGGCTACTTCTATTCAAGAATATTTAGACTCCATATTAGACAGGACTTTTGATATTCTTTTTAGAAAATCCTTTGCTGTAAATGATCTAGAAAATGGAAATTCAAGCTATAATTTATTGCCTGAAGCTGTATTCCCTGAATTGCCCGATTTAATGAAGCAAGCACCAGAATTAAAAATAACTTTTATTAATCCAATTAATCAATCTCAACAAATAACTGAACTTAATTCTCTTGATGTTATATTGCAAACTGTTAGCAATATTTCACAATTAAACCCTAATTCAATGGATGTTGTTAATTTTGATGAAATATTAAGAAAAAAAGCTAATATTTTAACCGTAGACCCTAAAATTATAAATGATGATAAAACAGTTGCGAATATTAGGCAACAAAGGCAACAAGTGCAAGATCAACAAATGGCTTTGCAAAACGAACAAAACAAAGCAATAGCTTTAAAAGATTATAAACAGGCGGGGGTTGATGTCAATTCATAAAGATTTAGAAAAACATAAATTAATCTATCAATCAATTTTCAGTACAGAAAACGGTAAATATATATTAGAAGACTTAAAATCAACTTTATGTGTCAATTCAGATTTAATTACTGATAACGATTCATATAAAGAAGGCTTAAGGCTTGCTTATAGATATATCGAAAATCATTTATCAACAACAAATAAATAAAATGGAAAATCAACAAAATATAAGTAACGAAACGGTTATTGCTAACGCTGAAATAAACACTTCTGCAAATGAAGCTGTTATTAATTCAAATGAAGCAACTAATAATTTTGATATAACTAAATATTTTAGCGAAGATTTAAAAAAAGATGCTGATTTTGAAAGGTTATCTAAGAATATACCGAATGATTTAAATGCCCTTGTTAAAGATTTATATCACAAAACAAAACATTTTGGCAAGGCTAGGGATGTTGTTAAGGCTGAATTAGAGGCTGAGATGAATAAACCAACTTCTTATGAAGAAAATGATTATCAATATAAATTGCCTGAAAATTATACCATTGAAGATGAGTTATTAGGTAGTGCTAAAGCTAAGGCAATAGAATTAGGAATTAAACCAGAGCAATTCAAGTCTTTTATGGAGACAATACTTGAATCTGATGCTAAAATTAAATCCCTACAAGAGCAAGAGCTTAAAAAAGCTGAAGAAGAGGCAGTTCAATCATTAAGAAAAGAGTGGGGAACTGATTATGATAAGAAGGCAAATAAAGCTGAAACTATGCTACAATATTTTACTTCTGCTGAGGATGATGAAAAAATACAAAACTTACCTACTGATGCAAAAATATTGCTTGCAAAATTAATGGATAAAGTTTCGCAAAAAATACAAGAACCAACTATTGGGAAAGTTTCGGCTTCCTTTGTCAAAATGTCTGAAAGCGATTTTCATAATAGTATATCTGCAATTAAAAATAATAATATGTTAACTGCAAATCAAAAAGATAATAAAATTGCTGAACTTTACGGGGAATATTATTCAAAGGAAGATGTAAAAAAAGAATTTAATTTCTCATAATTTCTATTGATTAATATAATTATGCTTATATTTTTATATTAATTGTCCTTAATTTGAAGGTAGCTTTTTATAGTCTTTAATAATTGAAGGGGAGCGATTGCTTGCGATAAGTCGCAATAAATAACTTTTTCTATTAATTTTTAAATATTTTTTAAAATGGCTGATACTCAAAATCAAATGCATATTAAGCAATTCAAGGATAATATTATCCTTGCAGTGCAACAAGAAAACTCTCTACTAGATTATACAGTTAGAAGAGAAAATTTAAATTCTGAAGCTTTTTTCTTTAATAAATTAGGAGCTATAACTCTTGAAGAAAAACTTTCCAGATTCTCTCCAACTCCTTTTGCAGATCCTAAACATAGCAGAAGAAAATTAACTCCTTACACTTTTCATAAATCATTATTTATTGATTCTTTTGATGCGGAAAGGTCTAATATAGTCGGGCTTCAATCTGATTATATGAAGAGCTTAATTATGGCTGCTAAAGTTAAAAAAGATCAATTAATTATTTCTGCCGCTACTGGTAATGCTTTTGAAGGTAAAGAAGGTGAAACTCCTGTTGCTTTTACAAATGCTCAAACAGTATTTCAAGATGGAACTTTTGGAACTAATGGCGGGGGCACTGCTGTTGGACTTACTTCTGATAAAATTCTTACTGCTGCTAAAATTTTAAAGAAAAATAAAGTTTCTACAATGGAAAAAATGTATTGCATTATTTCTGCACAGCAAGAAGAAGAATTAATGAAAGATGCTAAATTTATCAATAGGGACTTTACCGCTGGTCAAGTTTTAGATAAAGGTGTCATCGGTGCTTGGAATGGGATTAACTTTATCCGCTCTGAAGAGTTGACAGGCTCAACCACTCAAGTAAGGGATGTATTGCTTTATACTGAAACAGCTTTAGGGCTTGGTATTAATACTGAACTAACTACTGAGATTGGGAAAGATCCAGCCCACTCTTTTGCTACAGTTTTATATGTATCTATGACTATGGGTGCTACTCGTATTGAAGACGAAAAAATCGTTAGAATACAATGTAAAGATACTTCTTTTACTCTATAATTAACTTTTAACATTTATAAAAATATGGCTATTATTAACGGGAACGAATCATTAAACCAAGCTGGTTTAGCTTTAACCCCTCCAACCTTACCAAATGTAAAAACTAACGGTTCTGCTTTGCAAGTTATAGATTTTATTGTAGATATTTCTGCGACTGATTCTGCAACTTCCAAATGGAAATTAGCGGCACTTCCTTCAAATGCAATAGTTCAAGAAATTAAAATTGCTAATACTGCTATTACTGGTTTTACTAGTGGCGATATTGGTATTTATAATCACGGAACTTCTGCTTTAGGAACTGTAATTTCTGGTGCTGCTTTTTCTTCAGCGGCATCTTATGCCACTTCTACAAGCAATGCTTATAGTGCAAATGGAGCTTCAGCAGTTACGCCCGCTAACAATGGCAAAGAAATTTGGCAAATAGCTGGTTTGTCTAGCGACCCTACCAAACTATTAGACATTGGATTGCTTGCTAACACCATAGGAACAACCGCAGGAACCATTGCTGGTAAAATTTATTATTCTTTAGCTGCATAATAATGACCTCAAAAACTGACATCTGCAATAGAGCATTAATAAAATTAGGTAAAGCTACTATAAGGGATATCGA